GGCATGACAAACACGGACGACAGCACTTGCTTGCCCGATGCGTCGATCACCGAGGCCCGGTAGACCGTGTTGGCGTCACTCGGCAGGATGTTGAAGGTCAGGATGCCTGTTCCGTCCGAAGTCGCCTTGTAATCCAACGAAGGGGCAATGACGAACGAATCAAAGGTCGTCGTGCGCTCAATGGAAATCTCCACCTTCGCACCGTTGATGACATCGGTTTCCAGGTTCAGGTCGGCAAGATCGACCGTCAGCACGCGCAAGCTGGGCATGTCCAGTCCTCAAAGGTATTGCGGCTTGACGCGGGCCGCCTGCCGGGTGCCGTAGCCGTGGTTGGCTCGGGATAACGCCTTGTCGCGCGCATCCTGGAACACCGCTTCATGCCGTGCGCCGTTGGCCGCGTCGTACCATGCCTTGCCGGGCATCAGCATCAATCGGGACAGCGCGCCGGACGTAATGGCATCGCGGTAGTCCTCGAACAGCAATTCATCCACTTCCAACTGAGACTGGCGCGGCTTGAGCGCCACGACGGCCACCATCTGCACGATTTCATCCGGCACGCGGTCCAGAACGATGACATTCGGCGAACGGAAGGCGTAATAGCGCGCCGCGCCGGTTTCCGATGTCCATGTCGGGTCCGTCTTGTACAGTTGCTCCACCGTGCGCTCCTCCAGCGGAGGCTTGCGGTTGTTGAAGTTCAGGCTGCGGACGGACACGCATTGCGAGTAGGACGGGATTTCGAGCTGATAGGTATTCACGCCGACGATGGTGCTGATGGTCGGGCACTCGTATCGCCAAATCATCGTCTCGGCGCAGAACCGGATAGCGGCCTGCCGGATGGCGTCGAAGCACATCGGACGCGGGCATCCGTGGACTTCCGCCTGCACGAACGGAAGCCAGTCGGTCATCTGGATATTCGCCATGGATCACCCCTTCACGATGGCCGGTTGCGCGCCCTTGTCGGCGGCTGTGCGGACTTGCAGCAGGTTGAAGAACGTATCGCGCCGCCCGATGGCCTGAGAATAGTTCGGGGAACTGTCCGTATCGCCGCCCCAGAGGACGTAAAGCGACCACTCCTTGAGCGGCTGCGAATACACATCGTCAACAGGCAGGCTATCGGCAAGCGCAACCGTGGCGAAGCGTTGCGAGTAGAGGATTTCCGCGTACAGTCCGCCTGACGGGACTGCCGGGTAGGTCCAGTATTCTCGCGGGGAGAGCGGGTCGAAGAAGAATTCGGCAACGTAGTTTCCGGAAAGCTGATGCCATCCGGGCGAAATGTCGTCCAGCGTGGTCATGTCGCCCTGGTGGATGGCGCGGCCGATAGAGGTTCCGTCCGTGCCGCGATTGCGGATCATGCGGATGAAGCGCACGCCGTCAGACGGCAATGCCTGCTTGGTCCCCGGAGCCAGCGTCACGACAGCGGTTTTTGCCGCTGCGTCAGGCCGGTAGATGCACAAGGCGCTGATGGCCTCGTTGACGGCCGCAACGATGTCTGAATCGCTGAACGTGACCGCATCGGCGTCATTCAGTGTGCGGCGGATACTGGCGACAAGGGATGAGACAAGCATTATTCAACCGCCTCCCGGCGCGTGTACTTGCGCTTGACGCGCTCGCCTTGGGGTTCGGTGTCTGCCGGTTCGCTTGCGGCATTGGCGGCGTGCTGCTCGCGCTGACGTTCGGTTTCGCGCTCGGAATCCTGGCTCGCCTTGTCCTCCAGCGAGGCATGACGGGCATGTTCGCGCACGATGTCCGCCGCCGTATGGACGGCGTAATCCATTTCCACGCCGAAGTCCGCCTTGAGCTTTTCGGCAAGTCGCGGCTTGGCCGGGCCGTCGATGCCCATGACATCGCGGGCGTAGTCAAACAGCCACTTGTTGCTCACGGCGTCCACGTCAATCGCGGCGAGGCCGGTGTATTGCGGCGGCAACGGCTCGGGATCGGGCTGCCAGTCGGCGGCTCCGGGAATCTTGAAGCCTTCGCGGATACTCAGGAAGCGGTCGATGTGCGGCTGATACGCCACCTCCGCGACGTGCGGCGAGTCGAAATTGCCGTCAGCAGGCTTGAAGTGGTAGGTGATGTCCTCACCGCCAGCCACCGGCATCGGAATCTCCGTGCCTCCGGCCCGCTTGATGATGTGCTCGATTAACATGGCAGCCCTCTTGCGCCAGACATGAAAAACCCGCTCACCGAAGGCAAGCGGGTCGGGAAATCAAGGCCCGTCCGTGGGCCGGTTGCATCAGCCTTCGTAGGCTTGACGCGGGCGGTAGGTGACGCGGAGGTACACTTTGGCCCCGGTGGTCGCGGCAGCACCGCCGCCAGTGCCGACCTTGAGGCCGACAATGGTGTCGGCGGACAAGGGGCCATGGGTCAGACCGGCCGCCGTGTCAGCTTTGCGGTTTGCCACGGCAGCAGCAGTGGTGGCATCGGCGATCAGCGTAGCCGCGGAGTCCGTACCGGCGGCATTCAGGATGCCGACAAGCGCGGTGCTCGACGAGCCCAGCGTGGCGCTGATGGTCAGGGCGGCATCCGTGATGACATGATTCTGGGGAATCTCGACCATCTGGATGATGTCGCCGGAGCTGAGGGTGATGCCCGCCGGGAAGGTGTAGACGCCTTCGTAAATCTTTGCCTCCCCTGCCTCGGCGGACGAAGGCGCGGTGTAGAGCGCGTGATCGGAAACAAGAACGGTCATGTCTGCTGCTCCTTAGTAGGGCTTGGCGGCAGCGGTGTCCAGACAGACCGAGTTGACGTCGGCGCTGTTGAACTGCGGGCGCTTGATGTTGAGGATGGCGTTCGTGCTGATCGCCAGTTGGTTGTCCATGTCGAGCAGCTTCTCGACCCAGGCGAAGCGCAGTCCGTCACCCGGAGAACCGAAACCGGCAACCAGGGCTTGACGACCCATCAGGGTGGCGCGAGCCGCCGCGACGTTGCCGCCGGCCCCGTAGTCGGTAAAGCGGATGTTCATCTTGTGCTTGTGCAGCACGGCACCGCGATATTCACCGAGCGCGCCCTTGAAGATTTGACCTTCGTAGCCGACGGCGGTGATGGCGGCCTTCTGGATGTCCATCCAGCCGTTGGTTCCGGATTCCTGACGCAGACTGTTGGCCTGCCAGTTGTGCATGACGATGACGTACTTGTCGTCGTTGCCGATCTGCATCGGCTGGATGCGCACCACGTTGTCCGTGCCGCCGCCTTCCGTTTCCGCGTAGCTGATGAGCTTGTCCAGCGCAGCCAACTTCATGGTGTCGTTGGAGGCCAAGGTGGCCTTGGAGGACGCGGAACCGGCATACAGCACATGCGAGGAGTCGCGGGCAACCAGCGAGGAATTACGGATCGGCGAGGTCGAGGACAGCGGGGTGATGAAGTCGCTGTTGGCACCGCGCGCACCGGCGAGGTACATGAAGCAGCATTCATCGAAGAAACGACGCCACCAGTCCGTATTCAAGTCCTTCGCGATCATGCGCAGGTCGTTGACGGTCTTCTTGCGGGTGTCAGCGCCACCGGCATTCACACCGCCGCGCACTTGCGAAATGGTGATGCTGTCGGAGAAGGCTTGCAGACCTTCCAGGTTGCCTTCGAGGTTGTCATCCTCAAAGGTCGGGCGCTGCTTGAGCTGCATGAAAATATCGTAGGAAATGGTGTCACCCTTTTCCTTTTCGAGATCGGTCAGCAGTTGCAGGGGTGCATTGGGGACGCGCGCCGTGGTCATCATCCGCTGGCCCCAATAGGACTCGGGGATAGCGGACTTGAACAGGGCTCCGGCGTAGAGCTTTCGCGCGAGCGAGCTACCTACGGGAATCGTGGTTTGTGCCATGGTCATCACCTTGGATTGGCAATGGCACTCTTGCGCCCTGTTGGATTACAACGGTGTCCGGGGATTCAATGCGTAATCGAACCTGTTGTCCGGTCTTGTATTCGACATGAACACAAGTGTCACCGATGGTTATATTCTGCCCTACTTTCAAAGTCCTGTATAGCACGTTGAGCGCCATGTCAAGTCTCACTTCATGCTGAGCAGAAATGCCTCTTGCTGCTCCGCCGTCATCTTGGCAAAGGCAGCCTCGATTTCCGGTCCTGACTTGGATGCCAGGTCGGTGTATTCGTTCCCGCCGGTGTTGGTCACGACAGGCGGCATCCCGCTGATCCCGGTCGGGACCGTGTTTGCCAGACGCGCGGCCTTCTGCTCCGGCGTTTCGCGTGCCGGTGCGGGTTTCGCGTGCTGTGCAGGCGCTGCGGCGGGTTGCTCGATGTCGTTCAGGGTCCGGTACTGCTTATCGGCCAGCGCCAGCAGTTCGGCGTCTGTCTTTCCGGCCATCTTCGGCAGGGTTTTCAGTGTCTGGAACAGGCTTCCAAGCGCGCGGGCGGCGGTGTCGTCCTTGTAGATAGCGTTGCCCGGCTGCGACAGGAACGTGTTGACGGTGATCGTCAGCGGGTCTTTTGCCGCTTCGAGCGACTGAATATTTCCGCTGGCC